GAAGTATATAAAATAAAGAATAAAACAAATTTATTACAAATGATATCTGAATATAAATTTAAAAAAAACGATATACGATGGGATGAATTAATGTCGGCATTTGAAATGTAAAAAAGTGTAAAAGAAAAAACAGTGTCCATGCAATCACACTTGGCCCAAGTAATATGAATAATTCTACAAAATATACAAATATAGATGGAAATAACCGAATAAATGCAATTTGTCATTTTATAGATAAACCATTTGAATTATTTGAAGAATATTTGGATGAGATCTATTCATTTATTGATACGCATATTACAGATATTACATTTAATGAAAAAATAAAAAAAATATTTAAATTAATATCATATTCTGATATAATGAATTTAAGATTTAACATGTATTTTAATGATATTGGAGAACATGAGTTATATAATAATTGTTTACTACCATTACGCGATGAGTTTGAAACCTATATCTATAATATTCAAAAAAAATTAAAAATAAATGAAACCGATAATTTTGATACAACCGTAAAAATAAATTTTAGTCGTTGTGAAGGATATTCCGCAGATGAATTATGTAAATTATATATAGAAATAAATCAATTTGATAATAAATTAACAGAACTCGATTTATTGGCAGCTCGACTGTTTAGTATTGATTCATTTACCATTGAAAATAATATTATTCTGACTTCGATTAAAAATGAAGTACGCAACTTTTATAACAAAAAACAGGATAATGAAGTATTGAAATGTTACCAATTTGATTCAAATGAAACAATAAATGGATATGATTTTATGGTCGGATTTCAAAACGATTCACATAATAAATGTGTTTTGATTGAGGAAGTAAGTAATGATGGAGGACTATCATTATTTTTTAAAATATATAAGGCATTGTATAAAGGTGAATTTGAGAACATATTTACAAGTGAGAATGTGAATCATTTTATTGTAAATATAACAAAAACCATCGAAATATTAAATAAAATTACCAATACTATTTTTACGGACAATTTAACTGGGACCGGAAAGGTATTTGATGCGTGTAATAAAAAGGTAATTACATTAAAGAAAAATAATATGTTTTTAATTATTTTATCGATTATCGGATATTTTCATATCAACGAAAAAGAAGATATTATCATAAATTCTATCGAAAAATGTATATTGTATCATTTCTTTTTTCAAGATGTTTCAAACAAAGACACTAAAAAAACACTGGAAGTAAATGATTCATTAACCCATGATGGAGCAGGAGCATTGATCGATACTCTGGGAGAAAAATTATATAAATTTCCAACACTTATCAGTGAAAAAATAACCGAAGAAGTTATGGCGGATATTGTTCGGATATTATTCGAAGAAAATAATAACCCAAAAGATCGATGGTTAGATAGTGGTAAAAAACAAAATGATAAGAGAAGAAATCGTAAATTGTACGAAAAAATATTATGGTTTTATTATTTCAAACAAAGGGTTCCTACAAATCAATTACGACAAACATTTTGGATAGAACACATTTGTCTGTTTTGTAGTATTTGGGAGAACCAAATTGATATAGATAGAATTGGCAATACTATCCCAATTATTGACAATTTAAATAACAAACGCGGATCGAAACATATTTCAGAATATGAAAAAAATGATAAATATAATTTCATGAATTTTATAAATGATATTATCCCGTCATATACAGTGTATGATGAAATTGTATCTCATACAAATAAACAACCCGAAATAATTAATAATAGTAAGTATAGTGATCTGTGTGAAAAAAACGAAAAAACATATTTGAATATTTTCATAAATTGTTTATACAAAAAATGAGATTCGTATTATATTGATATTATGAAAAATATATTTTGAGAACCCAATAAAAAAGAACCAAATAATTGGCTCTTTTTTATTTTTTTTATTTTTTTGTATAGACATGATTATAGTAGTATATATTGAGTATATTGTATATGTATATATGATATGTATAATCGCTCTATCTACTTGGCAAACAATATGTATTATCAATCTCATTGAATAATTCCACATTTTTTATAGTTAAGACCGATAATTTGCTTCGACACATTGGACAATCTGGTTCCTTTGTATGAACCGTTTGCATTGTGTGTAGATATGTTTTGATACAACTTCCACAGAAATCGTGATTGCAGTTGGTAGAAACACCATCAAATTGTTTGGATTCTGTATAACAAATTGGACATTCAAACGCAGTATCTAGACCAGTTTGATCTTCAATGCAACTCATCATTGTGGTAATAGAGAATTTTTTATCAGAATGATGAGGGCGATGATTCGCAAAATTTATAATTATTTCGTCAATTCTATTTTGTGGTAAATGAATAATATCACGTATACTTATATTTTGATCGTTATTTATATCTCTTGCATTTCGGCGTTCAATTGATTCACGAAAATTAACCAAACCATATTGTTGAATTGTTTGATCGACAAATGCTACAGGTAATCCACGCAGTCCAATTTCTTCCCAATATAATCGGCGGGTTTCATCTTCATTGCTTATTACAAAGACATTATTTTCACGAGTTATATTTGGTGGATCATACAAATAAATCAACATGAACCCTGCAAGTAGTCTTGGTTTATTATAATGTAGAGAATCTAACCCATACCTCATTGAAATTGCACGTAATGTATTTGGTCCTTGCAATCCCAACCAATTTTTTAAAATATTTTCATTATGATGTAATATTGCAGTATTTGCCAGTTGTTTTGCATGTTCATCATACATTTGAATATGCGGATGATTGCAATTATGAATTGTATGTCCAGGTTCACGACAGTAACTACAAAGATATTGATTCCGATTGCGATTCCTATTTACTGGAACATTTATCTCAACTTCCTCATCAATTACATAAACTAATGCGACTGGCGTAATATTGGCGGTTCTCAATGACATTTTATTAAAACTTGTTATAAGTTAAATTATTATATTATTATTTTAATTATAGAAAAGTATTTCAATTTTTTATTTGTTTTCTATATATCTCCTATATATCTAGTAATATTTTTCTGCAGTTCATATAGTAATGATACAATTGATTTAAATAATCATTGTTTATTTCACATTTACCTAATGCATAGGATTTAAACACGAATTTACATGCTTCATAACATTTTATATAATTTGTATGGTAGTAACTTCTAGTTATAAAATTATAGATAGGTGGTTCAGGGGCATCGTAAATAAATCTGTAGTTTGTAATCATTTGTTGGTAATCCCCAAAATAATGTTCAAATAAATCTGGATTCTCAAAATAAACTGGACTATATAATTGCTCATCTGCATGACCGTAGCCCTTATACATATATTCTAAAAATTTATTTTCAATTAAATCACATACTTTATACATATATTCTTTATTTCCTGTAAAAAATCCACTGCACATACTACATCTTCCCCATTCGAAATATTTGCTAGTATTTGTTATTAAATCTTCTGGAATATAATCAATATAACATGTTGAGAACTTATCTCTATTCACTGAAAGAGATTCATTTAATCGTATTATATTTTTAAACCCCATTCGTTCAATACAAAAATTAATCCAGCAAAAATGGGTTGAATTAAACGGATTTAATTCGATTGTTTCCTTTAACATTGCATATCTTGACATACAGAATAAATAGTAACTCGGAGTATTTCTATTATCAAAACTATAATTTTGTGCTTCTCGATTATTCTTAATGATAATTCTATAATCACTGAATTTATTGTTTAATAAAACCGAATCTTTGTTAAATCTGAACTCATCAAATTCACGGACTATATAATGAGTTTTATTTTCTAAAAATGTAGGTCTTATTTCTTTTATAAGAGGCAATGAATCTTCGTCACAATAAATCACCAAATTCTGACTTAATGATAACGTCGATAATGAATGGCTCATATAATATTTTTGGTCTCTTTCCAAAATCTCTTTACTTGCGTCTGCACATTTTGCCAGATTAAAATATGCGGTAACTAATGTCCAATTTGAATTATCATATTTATTAAATGTAATATCTGGATTAAAAGTAATTACACCAGTTCCAGACCAATGTCCAAATTCTGTTAAATCATATCTATATTTATCTTCGATTTTATACCAAAAATGATCTCTCATTTCTTTGAAATACCATACGTCATCGCATATTACAAATCCAGTATAATTGATTTCCTTTATAAAACTCATGAAATCAATTTCCATATGTCCATTATGGGGATCAACATCTAAGAAAATAAATGGACATGATAAAATGAAATTTGTCCATTTCTCTCTTCCTTCTTTTTCGAATAAATTATCATAGTGAAATTTGATATTTTCTGTATTTTTAATGGATGGACGAACATTATCTACAATATCAAATGTATGAATTGTATTTGTTGGATTATATGACAATGCCAGTGCGGAACTTCCCCTGTGTGTTCCGATATCAATTATATTTACTCCATTAAATAATGTTGAGAAATATGATAATAATCGATAATGTTCTCTTCCATTGTGTGAAAAGAATTCTGCGTCATCCTTTATAATATTTTGAAAATGATTGTCAAAATTTGTGCTATTAATTTTTTCATTGGTAATCGAATAATTCATAATTAATGTATACATATCATAAAATTAATATTTTAAATTGTTTTATTTTTTTATTTTTTTAATTATATATTATTATACCTTTTACACCTTTGTACATTCTAAATGCCTACCTAAATGTCGGCGATTTATACCAGTGAAGAATTATCCGCTTTCCGAAGGAGGATTTAATTCTAGTACGTAGTGCAACGGTGTAAACGTGCAAAGGTGTAATATTCAAAATATTTATCAAGTGAAGTGGTCAGTATTTGTATAAAATATCATGACGTTAAATCATTATTCTCTACATTTAATGTCATACATTTTATTATTAGAGGGTATCACTGTATACGAAGTTACTGTGCCGATATTTTTCAAAAATACGTTTTCTTTTTTTTCAAATTGAATATCTATTCCAAAATCAGTATTTTCAGCGATATCATATATATGTTGACTAATTTGAATTACATCGGTATCTGCGGTGCTTTGTAATCGTGCAGCAACATTTACAGTATTTCCGATTACACATAATCGTGGTATTTCCACACCCAATATTCCAACAACTACTTTTCCAATATTAATTCCGATTCTTAATTGTAATGGTTTATTATTTGGGGTGGGTATTAATTTAATCTGTTTCAAAAAGTCCAATCCCAATAATATTATATTTTTAACATTATTAGTAGTATCATTGTTATATATGTCTCCGACAACCATGTATGCATCTCCGATTGTTTCTATCTTTTGTAAATTTGAATATTTAATGACAATATCATCAAACTTAGTATACACATCATTCAGTAATTTATAAATAATAGAACTATCATATTCTTTCGCGAGTTTGGTGTAAGATACAATATCTGTAAATAATACACAGATACAATTATATTCTTTGTGAATTGGTGATTGAGTTAAATATTTATCTTCTAATTGCAATGGCAATATTTTTGTCAACAATTCTAGTTTTAAACATGTTTTATCGACTGGAATAATATTTATTAATTTATTATCCAATTGATTAATTAATAATCTACATCTTCGGGTAATATTTGTAGTATTTTCAAACTGTTTGATCGTCTTTTTGATTAATGTTAATAATGAAATGGATTGTAAATCAACATTGTTTTTTAGATAATACATTTGATCTTCATTCTCATTTATTATAATCATTGTTGTTATTTTTGCAATCATATCGCTTAATAAATACAATATTTGTATATCTTGCATATTAATGATATTTAATAATTCGATCATGCTAATTACCGAAAATAAAATCCAGATGTATATAATGAAAGTTGTATATTGTAGTAGTTTTAATTTGTATAGTTTATATATAAAATATCCCTCTAAAAAAGATAATAGTAATATGATATATGTATAATACATATTTTTACGAAATGGATACAATATAATATTCATTGTATTAGTAAAAATATGAATATGGGCATTTACATCATATAATGATACATTATTTATATCACAATATAGTTTTATAATTAAAGGAGTAGTAAATAACCACATAATGGATCGTCGAAATTCATATTGGTATATATTTATTATATTATTATACATAACTGTTTCTATTGTATATTTTATGTAAATACACGAAAATGCATATACAGTATAATTTTTGAATGGGGACAAAACGAACATATGACTCGCAATACTAGTGAATATAATTAATATGAACACATTGAAAGTCTGAACTAGATTATGAAATATGAACGGATCTTCATTGAATATTTCAAACTTATCATAAATACATGGTTTCAAAATATTATCTAATTGATAATAACATAATGTAAATATAAATAATTTAACGGATTCAGCCATTTATATTGTTATTTTATATTACTCTTTACAACTATCTAAATCATAATCAAACATAATAAACAGTGAATTTACATATTTCTATAGTATATATTTTACATATTTGGTTATAAAAAATAATGTGTTTTTCAATTATTTTAATTCATGTAGGTATTTTTATTTTTTCTGTATTTTTCTCAGAATTATTATCTTTAGGAAGTATATAAAAAAAAATGGGTGGAGCTTTGATGCAACTAGTCGCTTATGGCGCACAAGACGTTTTCCTTACCGGAACTCCTGAGATCACCTTCTGGAAGGTTTCTTACAGAAGACACACTAACTTTGCAATGGAATCCATTGAACAAACCTTTTCTGGACAAGCCGATTTCGGTCGCCGTGTCACATGTACCATCTCCAGAAATGGTGATCTTGCATACAGAACTTACTTACAAGTAACTCTTCCTGAAATCAATCAATCAATGGCTGCCGTTACCTCAACCAACTCAACTGGTGTCTATGCCAGATGGTTAGATTACGTCGGTGAACAACTTGTTGCCCAAGTTGAAGTTGAAATTGGTGGTCAAAGAATCGACCGTCAATATGGTGACTGGATGCACATCTGGAACCAAGTTACCATGTCTGCTGAACAACAACGTGGTTATTTCAAACTAATTGGTAACACCACTCAACTTACCTACATGACTGATCCTACCTTCGCTGCCATTGCCGGTCCATGTGCCGCAAGTGGTGCACCAACTCAAGTATGTGCTCCTCGCAATGCTCTTCCAGAAACTACCCTTTACATTCCTCTTCTTTTCTGGTTTTGCCGTAACCCAGGTCTTGCTCTTCCTTTAATCGCTCTTCAATACCACGAAGTCAAGATCAATCTTGATATCAGACCTATTGGTGAATGTTTATGGGCAGTCAACACCCTTACTGCTTCAAGTGGAACTCAATCAGTCACCACTGCTTACCAACAATCCCTTGTTGCCGCCTCCCTTTACGTCGACTATATCTTCCTTGATACCGATGAACGCAGAAAGATGGCACAAAACCCTCATGAATACCTTATTGAACAAGTTCAATTCACTGGTGATGAATCTGTTGGTTCATCTTCCAACAAGATCAAACTTAACTTCAATCACCCTGTTAAGGAACTTATCTGGGTTGTCCAACCTGATGCCAACGTTGATTATTGCTCATCTCTTGATGCCAGTCAACTTCTATTCAAGACTCTTGGTGCTCAACCATTTAACTACACTGATTCCATCGATGCTCTTCCTAATGCACTTGCTGCATTTGGTGGACCAGCCGAAGTATCAGGATCAACTGCATTTGTTACCTCATCCGGTCTTTTCCAAATGCCAGGTGCCATTGATATTGCCGGTGTCACCAGTGCCCAAGAATGGATTGGACCTACCTCCCTTGAAACCCCATTTAGTAACCAAACTGGTGCTATCAGTGGTTCAGGTCTTTCTGATGCTGGAACATTCGTTCTTGCCGAGACTGCTCTTGACATGCATTGTTGGGGTGAGAATCCAGTAGTTACTGCCAAACTTCAATTAAACGGTCAAGATCGTTTCTCTGAACGTGAAGGTTCCTACTTCGATGTTGTCCAACCATACCAACATCATACCCGTGCCCCAGATACCGGAATCAACGTGTATTCCTTTGCTCTTCGCCCAGAAGAACATCAACCATCTGGATCATGCAACTTTTCCAGAATCGACAATGCTGTCCTACAACTTGTCCTTTCTTCCCCAACTGTTTCTGGAACTGCCACTGCCAAAGTACGTGTATACGCTGTTAACTACAACGTTCTAAGAGTCATGTCAGGCATGGCTGGCGTAGCGTACAGTAATTAAGTCTGTTGATATATATATTAACGTAAAACCAATATAAACAAAATTCTATATTATATTCATATATACTATGGAAATCTCTGGTATACCAATTTGCTCTGCATTTTGCAGTAATGATTTTGACGAACATACACAAAGTCTATCTCAACAGTATAATATTGTTGGATTTATAGATGGACATATTTCTGGAAATAAAATGCGAAACCCAATTTGGGTAATTAATGAAAAATATCATTTATTTTTATTAATGTTATGCGCTGGTGCTAATGGAAAAGATATATTTACAAAATTATGTCCAAAATCTTATAAACAAATATTAGAATTTGAAATAAACCAAAATAAAAATAAAAAAATTACTTGGAATATTTCAAATATTGGCTATGTTTGTGGATCAACCCTGCAATTTAATATATTATATATACATCAAGTTATTATGGATTATTATAGAAATGGTAAAGGAACATCCGGAACAAGTGTAGATCATATTGATAGAAATCCATATAATAATACATTATCGAATTTAAGATTAGCCACGTGCAAAGAACAAAATAATAATCAAAAAGGAGTTATTCCAGGAACAAAAAGAGAACGACAATATAATGCAAGAGAATTACCTGAAAATATTAAACAAGAAGATATGCCAAAATATATTACATATAATGTAAATGTATGGAATAAGGAAAAAAATAAATCACGTGAATTTTTCAGAATCGAAACACATCCATTATTGTTTCCAAAAGTATGGGAAAGCGTAAAATCTATGAATATTTCGATCCATGAAAAACTGGAACAGGCGAAAAAAGTATTACAAGATCTAGATAATGGAATTTTACCGAAATATCAAGAACGTAATTTACCAAAACATGTATATTTTTCTATGTTATATAATAATCCATATCTAGTATATGATAACAGAAATACTAGTTGCACAAAAAAAATGAAAATTAAAGATAATTTATTTGACATAAATAATGTCGAAAAAAGAAATAAACAAGTCTACATGTTGAATCATTTGATTATTCAATTATTTGGAGAAAACGAATCTATATTATCAGAGGATTATCAATATTATGGAGAGGAAATAAATGAAGAAGAATTAAATGAATTATTATTTCAATTACCAAAATATATTAGTCTATATAATGAACGTGGTGTGACTACATTATCATTTCATCGTATTGTAAATGATATACATTTGAATAAAAAAATGAAATTACCGAATAATCATACAGATATTGAAAAATCATCGGTTGAATTAATCGAAGAAATAAATAGTATTCTTCCAAAATTAAATACCGAAATTATAAAAAAATATGGAAAAGAATATGCAATCATAGATATTTCCAATGAAATTGTTGAACAAATTATGGAAGAAAAAATAAATGGATTTCCAACAAATGTTCGCATTCAGACTTTTGTAGGAGAGGAATATTTAGTATTTAATAAAATTGTTAACAAAAGACGTTTAAATACAACTTTAAAATTACCGAATAATTATCATAAAAATAATCAATTACATGAATTTAATACAAAAATAATCAATTTATATGGACAAGAACATGCATTCGATTTGTCGGATTATCCGTATGAAGAAATAAATAATATAAATATTCCAGAAAAGATGTATGTTGTTTTGAATTGTAAATTGCCATATTTATTTATAGTAAATGATAAAACAACGATTACACATATATTACCGCAAAAATATGATTTACAAACTGAAATAAATACTTTTTATGAAAATCGGGATTCTTATATTTGTTCTAACAAAAATACATCATATGAAGATTATAAAACAATGGATGGATGGAAACCAAAAAATATTTCACTTATGAATAAAGATAAAAGACCAATTTTATTATATCAAAAACGAATCGGAGACGATTGTAGACATTATATTTCTATTTTATTACCAACTGTATATTTTGATATGAATTTATATTTATGTGAAATGATTAAAAGAATTACTGAAAAATATGGGAAACAACATAATATTATCACACATAACGAATAAAAATGTCTATTTTGAAAACAAATGATTCTTACAAAAACCATATAAAAATACTCGATGATTTCTTTCATCCATAAATGTCTCTTCAATATAGTCATGCCAATACTCAAAACCAACTTATCCTAGATAATTTAATGGAATTTTATAATCAAAAGGAGAACCTGAATAAAATGATGAAAATTATCAATGGAGAATCGAAAATATCATTAAGAATCGTAGATTGGTTTGTTACAAATTTCGCCAAAAAATATTACACAATATATGAACTGCCAATCAAAGCCAATGAAACCATGCGTTTCAAAGTATATAATGATTATAAACTCAAATTGAAAGCCTATTCAAAAGCCCGATTTGACCCTTTTTGTAGATGGGAACGTATTACAATACCATATGATGAAGATAATTTTATGGAAACAACGATTGGTCAACTTAATTTTTTCAAATGGGCGATCGAACATAAAATTATCGATTATATCCAGGAATATTACGAAGTAATCGAATCGGATATGAATTCGCGTAATAGCACATCCAAACGAAAACCATCCACTGATATAGTCAATGACAATGGAAAAACACGGAAAAAAAGAGAAGAATTATCCGTCAGCGCATGTAAATGCATTAAAAAGGAAAATGTAGTGATTGTTGTAAAATTTAATTAAAGAGAAAAACTATACAACATATGATTATGACCATAATGGGCGTTGGTTGGGTTCGATTTGTAAAGGTTCGGGTATAATAACCGGAAGACGATTCATAATCGACAAACTATCGAGTGATTTAAATTCTGGTGTAAGATCCGGTAAAGGGGTAACTAAATTAGTCGACCCAATTCCGTATAAAAAGGATTCAATTTCCGTGGAATTTTGCGATAATTGGGTGGACGGCATACGTCCCATTAATAATCCATCTCCTGCAAAATGATTTGTATATGCGGCACCATTTCCCGCATTTTTATAAATCAGATATTGGCGCTGTTCTTTTAGAGCATTTTGTTCAAGTGAATAATTTCCAGCCGTATTTTTATTTCGTGTAGATGCCATCTTATAATATGAAAGGAGAATGTTTTGTAAATTATATTTTATTTTTCAGCAATTGATAATATTCATTTGTTTCTGTAAAATGATCGGGATCACTTTGATAAGAATTCCATGCCTCTATAAAAAATGGCAAAATATCGTAACAACATAAAATACACAATCCGACTTCACGATCTTCCGAAAACATCCGACTTGCCGCTAAATCGTATAATTGTTGGAAAAGCGGATGATCCTTTGTTTTGTTATAAATAGAATCCATTCCTTCTCTGGAAGCAGCCGAATCATATAATAATTCATCATATGTTTCATCATCCATTTCTTCTGTAGGATGTATGCAATTCATGTTGAAAAAAATGCGTAATGCTGCTCGATATTCTTTATTATTTGCATAAGATATAATTTCTTTCATTTTCCTAAATAGATATAAATGATTGTATTATTTATATAATTTATTCTCTTGTAAAGATTTCAAATATATAATTTGAAATCTTCTACTTATTAGTTACTAGTTTCTTTTAATATGTTCAGTGATTTACATTCTAGTATTAGGATGATGTGAATTGCGGACATCTTCTTGATAATTATATCTGGCCGAAGATCCACCACAAACCCATCCTTCCATGGATAATTCTTGAACTGAATTTGTAGGATTACTAATATATGATTTAAGATCATCACGCATTGGGTATGTATCGTAATTAATATATGGCATTTCAGTAACTGTGGCTACACTCTTTTTATCGGATACAATTTCTCCCTGTTGTAGTTGTGCCTCAATAGTAGGATCTGCTCCGCCTCTTCCTAAATAAGGAACAGTAACAAACGGACGTTGATGAAGTTGAAGTTTCTCATAATGACGTTCATTTTCAGAATTAAATAATTTCGATTCGTCGTCAATAACAGAAGGCGCAACACCTTCTCCGCGAATTAATAAACCAGGTTGAGACATGGCAAAATCAATATGCGCATTTGAAACATTTTCGCTAAAATAATTGGAAACAGAGTAATTTCCAAAACGCGTATTTTGAATATTTTGTTGGGTAATATCTGTCATGTCGGAACGAATTCCTCCCATATTGTTAAATACATAACTATTTAATGTGGACATTTCTTATTATATACATACAATGATAAAAATAAGAATAAAAAACCTTATATTTATTAAATTATTATTTCTAGTTTGTATATCGATCTAAATTACGGGCACATGCAAACAGATTACCTTCTTTACATGATACCATACCTCCATAACAAAAATCGGCAAATGCGGCTTGATCATTCGAAATGGTGGTCGATGGATTGGAATAAAAAGGTTGTAAAGATTGTTCAAAAACGAATTGTTCTCCTAAATCTTTGAATAGTTTATCCGCAATATCAGGTTGTCCTGGATTAGCATCAATGACTAATTGTTTGGCTTTTTCTAAAATATCATTATTTGTGTGTAATGTGAAAGATGCGGGAGCCGGTTTTTTTTCTGTATTATATTGGTAATCTGGTAATAACACATTGGAAAACGGATTTGCGGAAGATGGTTTGTCAAACACATTAAGTGGAACTTTATGGTGTTTCAAGACTTCTAAAGCCGGATTTTTAAATCCCTCTTCTTCATTATTTAAATTGTCAAACCCTTCTTTTTCTTCGTCTATATTTTCTTCCCCCATATTTTCAAACTCTACATTTTCACTCTCCATATTTTCACTTCCTCTGGTTTTCTTCCCTTTTGTATGTTCAATTTTTTTGTAGTAATGAAGTAAATAAATGGAGAACAAAGTGATAATTCCAATTACCAATACTCTGACATTTTGGGTAAACACAAAACTTAATAAAATCAATATAATAATGGTTCTCGAAATTGCATTCAATTTTTGATTGTAGGTCATCTCTTCCACTGGAAAAAATTCCAACACATATTTTGAATCCAACAAAATATTCGGATTTTCTGACCAAAATTTTACATCAGATACACGTGGCATGTGTTGTGGTGTAGTATATATTTTATTTTCCATAGATTCATTGTCATTCTCAATATATGTTGATGTAAATTTTATACTATCCATTATATAATTTATATATATTGATTGTTATATATTTCAATGTATTTTTGATTAATTTTTACTAAATATATTTATACCAATGAAGATTTGAAATGTGTATATCAATATACTATATTCGATAAATTTTGTTTGATACATGTTTTATCCACTTGGAAAGTTTCGCATTTTTGCGTTTGTGGAACTATTTGCAAAATACATTTGGATTTTTCGCCATAAAGTGGCTCCACACATCCTTTCTCTTCCATTTTTTTTCGCATGGTTTTACGTTTTAAATCTTGTTTTAATTCTTTGTATGTTTTTGTGCATCTAGATCTGAAATGTTCATAACGTTCTCGAACATCATCATATGACAATCCCGATTTTTTATTCAACATTTCATTGATAATTTCATGTAGTTTGTATATATACAGCGAAAATGTATAACGCGATTTCATATCGCTCCATTTCAGAGGATGTTTTTTGAAATTCTTCACCAAATTTTTGCGGCATTTCCCACAAGGCAATACATTTTGTAAATTTAATACAAATCCAAGATAATGACGCTTATCTGCACATGATGGTGTGACGGGATAATTAAAACTCATTGTATGGAGTGAATGCCACATACTTGGTCCCCAGACAGATGTCAACATACCATCATTGCTGTTGTAATCTTTTTCTGTAAATATTTTTTTATTCTTTTTTGTTTTATTGGATTTGCCCATTATATATAAGACAGATATTTGTGGAAAAACAAATGATTTAATTGATCGAATCGCCGATTTTAGACATTTGCACTTTTAAATCGCCGATTATATAACCCTGAAATCGCCTTTGGCGATATCTCGGGTATAAAGTATAAGTACTTTCAAATATGCCGACCTAAAGGTCGGAATTTAGAATGTGTAAAGGTGTAGAAATATGTTTATGTTTATATTGTGAAAAAAATATATATACCATAAATATATAATGAACGTACTTACCTATATTTATGAAAAAACGAAAAAATATCATTACACTATTTTTATCGCATTTATATTACTTATATTTATATTAGTAGCATCTTATGTATACAAAAATATATTTGTTCCTAAAGAAAACGTCAAATTATTTTCAGATGTTGCGAATGTCAAACAACAAAAATCCGTCATTGATATTTATTTTTTCTCGGTGGATTGGTGCCCACATTGTAAAACCGCAAAACCAGAATGGGATCAATTCAAACGTCAATACAATAATACTGTTGTAAACGGATGGACAATTAAATGTTATACAATTGATTGTACGGATGACAATGGGGAACAAGTTATTCAAATCGATAATTCCGATCCAAGTAATCCTGCTTCAACCGGAATCAAACCAACCTCTGTGAAAACCGCCGATTTAATCCGAAAATATAAGATTGAAGGATATCCAACAATCAAAATGATGAAAGAGAATATTGTGGTTGATTTTGAAGCCAAAGTTACACAGAAATCATTGGCTAGTTTCGTAAATACAGTTACATCGGCATAAGTCAGTTGATTTTTTATATTTTATATAAAATTGAAATAAAATTCTTTCATTTTGATAGAAACACTTATCTAATAAATAACAATAATAATCTTAAATGGAACAACCAATACCTGATCAACTGGGAATATTATACGACTTTGATTCATATGTAGATGAATGTGATTCAGAACCGGAGACTGAATCGACTATAACTACCATATCTTCCAAAAAAACAATTGATTTAAGGCGCGATATATTATCCGCTTTTGAAAATATGAACCAAATTATTATCGATATGAAAGAATCGCTACAGCAGCAACACTAAACATATGACAATCTGATTATTATTCTATAAAAATACGTGTAACACTAATTATATTATTTCCTTTTCTTTTTTGTCCTCCTCTATGTTATTTGAGAACCAGAGATTGAAATGTTCTTTCATTCCATCAATCCCATTATCAATTAGTTTTTTTCGTTCAGGCATGGAAGAAACCACATTATAAAGATAATCAATAGAAAATCCAGGTGAATACATCTTGATTTCATAGGGAATATTGGAAGAATCATTTAAAAACATCATTTTTTTAATGATCCGATTGTACAGAACCATTGTAAAATCAAACAGAGTAGATTCCGCCGATATTTCATTTTTAAAATCCTCTTCTTTACAATTTCCCAGTGAAATTCCCAATATCTCATCTCGGTTCTCAACTACTTCCAAACATTTTGAAATAGGATAATTTAAAAAGAATCCGCCATCAATATAACAATGATTATCATGCATGAATGGCGAAAATAATAGAGGCAGCGATGACGACGCATGAACCGCATCAATCACTTTCCAATCAGGATGTGTTTTATGCGAAATATCAATCAGTTCAAACCGATTCAATTCTGTTGTGAAAATATGGATATCGATACCGGAATGTTCATACAGATCCATCATGGTAATATCCAAAGATAAATCCAATGATTTGAAAAGAGGCGAAAAGAAATCCTCGAAAAATTTGCGATGAAAAAATCCGCGATTATGATAGGCTTCTAATACTGAGAACGCACTTGTTTTCCATACATTATGCCAGGGACGTTTAATTAAATAATCATCGATTGTATCAAAATCGAATTTCAATGCCAATACTACCGCGAATATTGCACCGACCGAAGTTGCAAATATGCTGCGAATATCATGTAAATTGACAAAACCCGATTGACACGCATGTTTAATTGCACCGTATGCATAAAACCCCCAAATTGAACCGCCAGAAATTACCAGATGTTTTATTTTATTTTGTGGAATGGTATTTTGAGAACTATCGATTATATCATTATTTTCATCATTATTTTCATGTTTTTCAAGGTTCTCCATTTCTTAGATTATGAATACCAATATTTTTATTTCGTTTTTATCTATGACAATAAAAATATATATGATATATAAATAATTAGATGTCTTGTTTACTTTATGTGAATGAAGAAGAAGCCCAACAAAAACTAAATATCGATGATCTGTATGAAAACAAACACCGCCGGGATTTAAAACAAATATCTATCTTCAACAAAATATTGAATCGAATCCACAATCGCATTAAAATTACAGGAAGAAATAAACGTAATGACCGACATGTATGGTTTACCGTTCCCGAATATATTTTCGGAGAACCTACATATGATCAAGGAGACTGTTTAGGATATCTGGTATCGAAACTAGAAACCAATGGATTTTATATTAAATATATGCATCCAAATACTCTATTTGTATCTTGGGAAAATTGGGTTCCATCCTATACTCGAAATGAAATCAAGAAAAAAATGGGGGTTATTTTAGATGAAAAGGGGAATGTCATTGATCAACGCGATCAAGAAGATGATAATGATCCAAACACAAGAATGTTGAATACTGGAGGAACAAAACCAACCGCACAAAAAGATCAAAAACAATATACCCCGATTGATCAATATAAACCTACCGGTAATTTAGTATACAATCCCGAAATGTTTGAAAAAATAGATAAAAAAGTATCATTTGTGTAAAAAATCGATAGAGAAATCAAACAATTCTATTATTGTAATAACTGTATTCGTAAATAATGTCGAGTGAACCACAATCAATAGTATGCGATGAATCTCAAATAACCATGATTTATGAAAATCAATGCGTTAAAAAATATAAACATAAACCATCTTCTAATGTAGATAATATGCAATCCATACCATTTCAAGATAAATCTATTATTCAAAAACAAAATACAAAAACAAAAAAGAAGAAGGTGAATTTGACGATGGAAGATAAGTCGAATTTATGGATGGTATTTGATACAGATGTGAATAATATTAAATCAGAGAATCAGGATATAGAAGTGGTGTATGAAAACAACAAAGAATTGGGATTATGTCATTTATGTGATTCGATGTTGATTATTATGGAAGACGGATTTCCAACATGTACCAGTAGATCCTGTGGAATTATATATCGAGATACATTGGATTATTCACCCGAATGGAGATTTTATGGGGCAGACGATAAAAATTCGAATGATCCTACTCGATGCGGTAATCCAATTAATCCTCTTTTAGTAGAATCATCCTATGGATGTAAAGTATTATGTAATGCGAAATCATCCTATGAAATGAAAAAAATCCGTAAATGGACGGAATGGCAATCGATGCCACATAAAGAAAAATCTTTGTATGATGAGTTTCAATTTATTACAATTATGGCACAGAATGCGGGAATTCCCAAGATTTTCATTGATGACGCAATGATGATTCATAAAGATATATCAGAACAGAAAATGTTTCGTGGAATGAATCGGGATGGAATTAAATCGGCATCTATTTATATTTCATGTCGGTTAAATGGATGTCCTCGAACGGCTCATGAAATTGCCGAAATATTTCGTTTAGATAAAACGAGTGCGACGAATGGATGTTCGATGGCGGTTAATATTTTACATAATATAGAACGTAGTATCGATCCTTCTCAACAAGTGGATTTATGTGCAACCACCCCGAGTTCATTTATAGATAGATACTGTAGTAGATTGAATATAAACAATGAATTAACTATTCTTTCCAAATTTATTGCGAAAAAGATTGAAACAAACAGTATAATTACCGATAATACACCACATGCAATTGCGGCTGGAATTATTTATTTCATATCACACTCGTGTAATTTGAATATTACAAAAATGGATATTAAAGCAATCTGTGGGGTGAGTGAAGTGACTATTAATAAATGTTTTAAAAAAATGGAAAATGTACGCGATGTATTAATCCCAAGTTGTATATTGGAAAAATATTCATAATATGGATGTAGATGTAGATATATAACTTTTGTGTAATATGTGTAAGCAAATATGTATTTAGGTTAAAATGTATAATATTTTTTATAATATTATACATTTTTAGTATTATAAATATTTTTTCTTTATATTTATTTTATTGTTTAGGTGTAATTGATAAAATAATATATATAATTATTTTATTGTAATGAGCGATTTAAATATCACCCCGGATGATATTATCATATTAGAAACAACTGATTTATCTACGATTCACGAATCAGAAGAAGAAATGGAAATAGAACAGGAGAAACAAGAAGAATCAGTTGTAGAAGAAGAAGAACCAGAACAATCAGAAGAACCAGAAGAACCAGTTGTAGAAGAA